ACTTCAAGTAATAAATACTTTAGATGCTAATCCAAGCCTAAGGGGTCAAGGATACGGACGAGAACTTTATGAATATATGGCAGGATATGCCAAAAAGAAAGGTTATGCTGCTTTATATGGAGATGCTGGAACTTCTCCATCCGCTATGAGAGTCGTTGATAGTATAGCTAAAAAAGGAAGCTTTAAGGTAGAGAAAAATAGCGACTTAAAATTCTTTAAAGACGATTTTGATACCACAGGAATGTATGCGAGTGATAGCTGGACATATAGAATGTCTAATAAAGGCTTTGTTCCAAATTATGCATTATTTTCTCCAGGAGCAAAAAATGTATTATCTACAAATCCTCAATATGCTGGAGCTGTTGCTAGTGCGGTTTCGAGAGAGGCTGCTTTTGGATTTACACCAAAAGTTGTAAGTGCTCCGTCTTTGAGAAGTAGAAGTAACCCAGGTCTTGCGGTTGTAAATCAAGAGCAAGAGGGAGGAAAGCTTTCAAATGCAAGAAGGTTACATGGGGGATTAAATCCTAAACAAGGAGCAAGTGGAGGTTTTGTTCCTAATTACGCGCCAATAGACCCTGTTACTTTTGCTGCAATAACAAATTTAGCACAACAAGAAACATCTAGACAAGGTCTTGATGCAACAAAAAGAACAAGAGATGCAGCTAGAGCATCTATAAGTCTAGCTGGAGCAGTTCAACCTTTATCGCAAGAAATGCTTCGTGCTAGAGAAGCATTTGGTCAAACAGCGGTTGCTGCGAGAGAAGCTGCTGTAAGAACTAAAGCATTAAGAGGAAACTTAGTAAATCTTGCTGATAAAAACTTTGCAAGAGAATTATTCAGAAGCGAGTCTGCTAGAAGTTTAAGGAGTGACCCTGTATTAGGGGGTCTTGCTTCATCTTTAATTGGCAAAGGCGGAAAGCTCGATGAAAATGCTCTTAGACAAAGAATGGTTGTAGCTCAAGCAACTGGAGACAAACAAACATTAAACCAGCTTAAAAATTTAAATAAAATTATTGAAAAAGATGCTCAGTCTAGATTAAATACTCCAAAAACTCTAGGCACAACAGTAGCAAAAGAATTTAATAAATCTCTGAAAGCAGATGCTATGAGAGATAGATTTGCTGCCACAAAAGGATTTTCTAAATCAGAATTAAGAAGAGAGCTTTCAGGAGCATTTTTAGCAAGTAGAGGAGCTTCAACCGAGGGAATGACAAAAGGCGAAACTAATAAAGCTCTTTCGGCATTTTTGAAAAGTGGAGGCTCTGAAGCTCAAAAAGCATTTTCTAGGTTCGCACAAGAGACTGGAGCAAGATCATCGGTTTCATCGCTTGCAAAAGGTGGTTTGATGAGCGGAGAGTTGAGAGGTCTAACTGGAGCAAGGAGTGCTACAGGCTTTATAGGGGCAATGAATTCCCTTGAAAAAACTTTAAAGTCTGGAGGATCTGCAAAAGATATAAGGGCTGCCCAAAGATTGGCAATTTCAGAAGCTGCAAAAGCAGCAGATCCAAGAAATGTTCAAGCATTTCCTGCTCTTGCGGGTGCGGTTAATAATTTAGTAGATGAGCAAAAAAGACAAAACAGAGAAAAGGGTAAAGACGACAGGCAGCAAAGAAGATTACAAGCTTCGCAAAGACTTGCAGCTAGAGGTGGAAGATTTAATTTATTCAGAAGTCAATTTGAGGCTGGAAGAGCTGGGCAAGGATCTGGATTAGGGGGTCTTTTAGGAAGATCCGCTTCTGGCGCATCTGCTGGCTTAAAACAGTTTGCTGGAAGTCTCAGGGGTTTCGGTGGTAATGTAGGATTAACGGCATCCTTTGCACTACCTATGCTTGCTGGATTTGTAGGCTCAAAGAGACCAAGAGAAGACAGGGCAAGTTTTGAAGGTGGTCAATTCAGAATAACAGAAGGGGCCGCAGGAGAAAGAGCATCGAGTACCCTTATGGGAGCTGGTATTGGAGCATTATTTGGTTTGCCTGGAATGTTAATAGGGGCCGCAGCTGGATTCGCTACCTCTGCGAGCAAGATGACTTTAAGTATAGAGGAAATAGTAAAGCTGAGAGAAAAAGAAATTGTCGCACTTAATACAAATATTCAAGCAACAACTTCATTAGCAAGATTGAACCAGGATAGGGCGAAAGCTTTTGGTTCAGGAAATCTAGCAGCCGTAGGTCAAATTGATGCCGCTATAAATCAAGCGATAGCTCAAATTACAGATCCAGATATACTTGGAGATGTTTTAGCCGCAAGTGGAAGTCCAGAAGGATTGAATAAAATTCAAACTTCATTACAGAGTAGACTTTCCCAAGGTGTATCTACTCAAAATTTTGCATTAGCTATTGACAGAAAAAATTCAAGAAACGCTGCAACTTCTTTAGCTAATTTAATTGATCAAAGATTAAGATCTGGACAGATAGAGGGAGGAAGAGAAACTGTAGAAAGAACTCTAACTGAAATAAAAGATAATTTAATAAGAACAAGGTCTGCAGGCACCGCAATTGGAGAAGATGAACTTTTAAGAATCAGAGCAGCTGCAAATGGACGACAAGGAATAACTGGAACACAGGTTGCCGCAGGAGGTGGCACTGCGGCAGGCATATTAGCCCTGGCTCAATTAATTCCTCAAATAAGAGCCGTATCTATCGGACAAAAATTGCTTGGTGCCGCCGTTGGAGGAACTGTTGTCGGCGGGCAGGTAAAAGAAGCAGAAACAGAAAGAGCAAAACAACAATTGGCAAATCTAGGAGAAGATCCAACAACAGGAGTTAATGCTCTAGCAGAACTAAGAGATGCAACTATCATTACACAGGGTCAATTTGAAGCTTTAAGTGCATCATTTAATGCAGGAATAATAACTTTTGAACAATTAGGAAAAGAACTAGAAAAACAAATTGATAATTTTGACAAAGTAAGTAAAGCAAATGCAATACTCGGACAGCAGACTTTTAATTTAGAAAAAGCTTTTAAGCAAACTATTGCGGGATTAAGAAAAGATTCTGAAATACAAAAAATAAGAGGAGCTTCTCGTCTTTCTACCACAGGATCCATTTTAGATTTTTCTTCAAGGTTTTCTAATAATACTCCGTCATCAAGATTAAATACAGCTAGAAGTAGAATAGATTTATTTAATCAGGGGCTAGGTTTTAGGACTAGAAGTTTTGAAGCAAACGAATCAGCTCAATTACTGACATCCACAAAAATGGCAGGAAAAACATTAAGCTTTACTCCTAATATGACATTAGGATTAATCGAATCTGTTGCTGAAGGAGGAGCTGAAGCGCTACAGTCACAAATAGATAGAAGAAAAATATCTGGTTCAATGAATGTTTTTGGAGGTCTAGAATTTGACCAAAGGAAAGATAATTTAGAAAGGTTTGAAAAATTATTAGAAAAAAATACTGCCCAAAGCAGAGCTGAAATTGAAGGTCTTTTAGGAACCAACGACCCTGCCGCTTTAGCTCAACTAGAACGATTAATAAAAACTGATAGAGCTGGCATTTTATCAGGACAAAATTTGGGGCGAATTGATTTCGAAAAAGAAATATCAGAGGAAGGAAGAGAAGTTCTTCAGGATATTTTAGATAAATCTCAAGATAGAAGAGATATTTTAATTGAACAAATAAATGCTGACAGACAAGCATTAAAGCTTCAAGAGGCTCAAACTGCTATACAGGGAAAAATTAATGACTTACTTGGTAAAACCGCTTCAGCTTCCGCATTAGAAAGTCAAAGAGATAATACTAGACTTGCTGGAAGACTAGCCGCCTCACAAAGAAGAATTTCTGGAATTTCTTTTGAATCTAGTGATACATTTAGGGGATCTAGGACTGATAAAGAAGAGCGATCAAGGCAGATAAAGTTACAGGAAGATCTTTTTCAAGAAGAATTAAAAGCGAGAAAAGATGAAGCAATTACAAGATTAAAGGCAGATGCTAGAAGACTTTTAAGCGAACAGAAATTAATATTTGCATTGAATAATCTTGCGGGTCAAACAAAAGAAATGCAAGATGCAATGATGGGAACGGGCCAAACGAGCAATACTACAGTCTCAGTTCCTGGATCTTCGGGCGGAGCAGGAGCAGGAGGCCCCGTAACTGTAGCCAAAGGATTAGCTCGACCATCACAGATGCTTGTAGATAGCTTGAATAAAGGAATTAAAACCGACAGGGGTAGAGTAGCAGCGCTAGAAAGTGAAATTTCCACAATCAATAGTAATATAGAATTAGCTAACATAGGAAATCGCCTTAAGAACTCCTCAATATTAAATCGAGTAGAAAATACACTAAAGCCAGCTGACTTAGAGGCAATGGGAGAAGGATCTGTTCCGTACAAAAAGAAAAGTTCTAGAGTTGAATCTGATAAGGAATATTTGGATAGATTAGTATCGGGAATTTCAGCCAGCATTATTCCTACAATGGATTTCGCAACTGGAGAAGAAAATTATTCAAGTGCCCAAGAACAAATCCAAGAAACCCTAAAGAAAGTAACAGGGACAGATAAAGAGCAAATAGAAGCGCTGCAAAAATTCGTTCAAAAAACGATAGACATGAGCTCTGCTAATGTTGAAAAATACAAAACAGACTTAGATGTAAAAAATCAAGAGATTGAAAATTTGACTAAAAGTATAGAAGGGAAAATATCTAAAATAGAAGATATTAGAGGGAATGCTGTAAAAGTAACCGCTTCAACCCCCGATCTTCTAGAAAAATTAGAAGGTTTGGGTGATATTACTATAACAACAACCGAACAAGCTCTAAAGGCAATAAATGAATTAGGCTTTAGCGTTAGTGATATAGAAAAACTAAGAACAAGAATATCAGATCTTAAAAATACAGATGGTATAAGTGATGAAACAGTTAATACTTTAGATAGCTTACTTGAAACAATAACTGCTAGTGGTCAAGAATTGTTAAATTTTGCCGAAAGTCAAAGACTTAAACAATTTCAAGATAAATTTGTAGAATTTACTAAAACATTACAATTCATGGATGAATCCATGGGAACATTTAGAGGATTAAGAGAGCTGAATAGCTTGGATATTAGACAAAGGGCTGCAAGTAATACTCTTAGTAATGTATTAGAGCAAGATAGTAGAGAAGTAAAATTCCAGACCTTAATGCAAGATCCAACTGCAACAAATGCACAGAGAGCTGCGGCAAAAGTAGCTGCTAGAAGTGAAACGATTGGAACACAAACACAAAGAGATCAGCTCGTGGAATTTCAAAAACAAGCGGATGCTGCAAGGCAAGAAGTTGCGAGAATTGGAAGAGACACGAATATAACTGATGAAGAGAGAAATAGATTAACCAGAATTCAAACAGACAAACTTTCAACTTTAAATAGATCTATGGTAGATTTAACTCTTCAAATGCAAAGAACTACCGCAAGAGATGGTGGAGTGACTCAAGAAATACCAACAAATTTAGGGTTAGGACTTGAGCAAGGGTTCGCTGATCTGGAAGCTGAATCCGAACAAATATATACAAGATTAGGAAGAGATTTACCTTTTGCATTTAGGGATGGAATGGTTGATGCGATGCAAGCCGCGCTTAATGGAGCAGATAATCTTAGGGACAGATTGAAAGATATAGGTGTTTCATTCTTACAAATGATACAAAAAGCATTTCTTCAAAGTGCCGCTAATAGAATAACGGGCTCTCTTGGTGGACTTTTTGATCTTGAATTAAATTCAGGAGGAATGGTAAGGGGTGGTAGCGGAGTGAGAGATGATGTCCCCGCATTGTTGACTGGCGGAGAATATGTAATAAGAAAAAGTGCTGTACAAAAATACGGAACAGGGATGCTTAGCAGGATCAACCAAGGAGCAATGCCCGCTTTTGCGAAAGGCGGAGCAGTGGATATGAATATAGCAGCTCCAAAGGCAGCTGAAAGAGAAGCTTATTACGACAAAAATGAATATGGAAATGTAAAAAGATATAAAACTTTATCTAAAGAAATTGGAATTGATTCAAGATTAACTGGATTTGCGAGAGCAAACGATAGAAAAATTTTAGAATTTTTCGGAGAACAACAAAAACAATTCAGAGAAGATTTAGCAACAAAAGAGCAAGAAAAAGCCAGAAAAGAAGCTAAAGCAGAAGCTAAAAAAGCTCGAAGAAATGCAATACTTGGGGCTGTTGCAGGTATAGCTGGCGGAGTTCTTATCGGAAAAGCAATGGATTGGTATAAAGGTACTGATTTTGCGAAAAATAGAGCTGCAAAAAAAGAAGCTAAAGCTTTTAATAAAAAATTAGAAAAGTCTGGAAAATATGATTACACTAAAGGTAGGGCCTCATACCAACAAAGCGGAGCTGAAAGAGCTGGAATAAGGAGGGATATAGATTATTTCCAAGGACAAGGATGGCAAGCTAATGAAATGAGTCAGTACTTAAGGACTCAAGATGTTCAGCATAGAATAACAGGAAATCAAACAGATTATAAAGTATCTTTTAATAAGGGTGGACAAGTTCCAGCAATGCTGACTGGAGGAGAATATGTGATGAGTCCAGAAGCAGTAAAAACTTATGGCTCTCAAATGATGGGAAGCATAAATAATGGAACATTTTCTGGTGGCAATCAAGCTTCAGGAGGGTCGGTTAGTAATAATGTAAAAATTAGCATAAATGTAGATAATCAAGGCGGGGTAAGCCAAACATCATCAAACTTAGATACAAAAGAATTTGCATCAAAAGTAAAAGCTGCAGTTATGGATGTTATACAAAAGGAAAAGAGAGTCGGTGGATCTCTTAGGTAATGAAAGATTTATTATATAGTGAAGATCATAACTTTTATATAGATGGAATTCAAATGTCAGGAGTTTCGTCTATAGACGGAAGTTATAGTATCCAATATCAAGAAAATACATTTCTAGGATATGCAGGAGATCCAGATTTAATACAGAATGCCCCTGGCTCGGCGACATTTAATATAAATCGAGCAATGGTAACAAGCGATGAGCCGATTACAAATTTAATCGCAGACACTGGATTTAATGGTGGCATAGAATATAATGGAAAATTTTTAAACTTTGAAAGTGGTTATTTAAATTCTTATTCTGTTAGTTTTGGAGTCAATCAAATTCCACAAACAAGTATTGACATTTCTGTATATGGAGAGATCGGACCAAGTGCAATAAGATCTACAAGCGAAGGAAGTCAAACGGGAATGTTTATACCATCAACAAGTGGAATATCATTGAATTGTGATGGAAGAGAAACAAATCGAGTTTTAAGTTTTTCTTTTTCAATTTCTCCTAAAAGACAGCCTATATATAAAATAGGATCTATATATCCTTGTGAGGTTTCATATATTCAACCGATTAGTAATTCTTTTTCAGTAGAAATGGATGTTGATGATTATGAAACAAAAAACATATATGATTATATTAAAACAGGAATACATCAAAGAAATATAACTGTTTCTGTAAAAGATGCTTGTGATACTGGAAAATATATAGAATATGATTTTAAAAAATTCCATTTAGTGGGTGAAAGTTTTTCCGCAGATACCGAAAATAACACAAGAGTAAGGTTGGAATATGCAATGAGTTCTAACAACTCACCTTTAATAACTTATAAAAAGCTAAGTTGATATGGCGAAATATGTAAAATATAATGAATGCATTGTCTCTATAAATGAAGAGAAAATATTTGCATTAAATGCATCGTTATCATCTAATTCATCAACAAAAGCTAATGTTGTCTATGGAGGCGATGTAGAAACATATCAGGCTCCATCCGAATTGTCCGCTTCAGTTTCTTTCGAATATTATGTAACTGGAGAAAGTGATGTAATATCAAATCTTACTGGAGACATTTCTTGCACTGGATCTTTTGGGGGAATAAATTTCTCAGGAGCATATCTCACAAATTATAGCATAAACATAGAGCCGTATATGCCAGTAACATTTAAAGCTGATTTTAATATTTATAGCGGGTATCAAGATTTATTATCAACAGGTCAATTTGGATCAGGAAAATTAAATCTTGCAAATGGAGCTCATACATCGCTTACTAATATAAATTATACAAATCTAGGAATGGATAATCCCCAAAGAATAGATTATACTGTAACCTCTGAACGTTTTCCAAACTATGTCATAGGAGAGGAATTTCCTCAGGATGTTAGGCTTGGTAGTGTTGTAAAAGAAATATCCATGAATGGAGAAGATATTGGTAAAGTAATAAATTTCTCAGGGCAAGATTTTGCTCAAATAGAAATACAGCCAGAAACAAATAATAATTTATCTAGAGGTCAACTGATAACATGTAATGGAATTATTAAAAACCAAAATTTATCAGTATCAAAAGGTGGATTAGTTAATGGAAATATAGAAATTTTTGAGGTTATAAGATGACATTTAATTCTGGAAATTTTTGGAATCTTGAAAAAGATTATTATAGCGAAGCTACGAATGCTGGAGTAGGAAAATATAATACATATCAAGATTTTATTTCAGGCTCAAAAGTTAATAGTAATCTACTAAACTTTGAGTTTGAAGATCCTTTTAATTTTATTCCGTCTTATGGCTCTTCTGTTGATTTTGTTTTTGAAGGTATGAATTCTGATTATGGAAACGGCTATTTATATGTTCATCCTTCAGCCATGAATAATATTATCGCATCTTTTAATTTAAATTTTCAATACAGAAGCGACTCTGAGGCACAAAGGATAATTCAATACTTAAGAGATCGAGATGGGTATAAGCAATTTCCATTTCAAACAAAAGAAAGATCTGGCTTATCATCAGCAAATGCATACCAATCACTTTATTCAATAAGCCCTTATTTCATACAAGACTTTTCTTGTTTTAGTTTTAGTAATGAAAATGAATATGAAGGATCAACATCAATAGCTGCTCAGTTTGTAAATCAGGATTTTTCTATATTAAATATTAAAAATATACTAAAAGTAGAATCGATGCCTCAAGCCAAAAAAGACATAATTGAAGAATATAGGAAAAAATATGTTTTGGATATAATGCCTTCTTATTCAATTTCAAGGGACATAGAAACTAGAAACTTAAATTTTCAAGACCCAAGAATAAGATTTCAAAGAGGGAATGATGGAATAAATTCTCAGAAAGATTTAACATCTCTAAATTTTGAAAATATAGATGACGAAAAATTATTGAAAATATTAGCCTTTTTTCTTTTTAAAATGGGACAAGAGTCATTTTCTTTTACATATAAAAATCCAGATCCTAAGACCGCAGAATTTATATGTGATAGAATTAGCCACACTTATTTATACAAAGGGTCTCATTCTGTTACGGTTACTATACAGGAATCTCCGATAAGAAGAAGGCTGGAAAAAGGTAACTGCTAATTTATCATATATAATGGGAGCTCACGATTACAATAAAACGGAATGTATAAATAGAGAAATTTTTTCTCAAAACCCTTCCGCTGAAATAGTATTTTTTGAAATATATGATATTGCAAATACTAGTGATGTAATTAGATTTCATGGAGGAGTAAATAACTATACAAGATCTTTATTCTTTGATGCTAAAGAGTATTTTTATGTTCCATTTCTCGAAGAAGACTTTGGGGTAAGATCTGATGGGAAGATGTCTAGGCCATCTCTTTCATTAATTAATTTTCAAGGATTTTTCTCTAGATATATAAAAGATAAAGACGATTTACTTGGAGCAAAAGTAAGGAGAATTAAAACCTTTATAAGGTTTATTGACGAAGTTAACTTCTTAAATTATTCAGGGGATCAAGATTACTGGAGGAGTATGGGAATAAACCCTGACCCTTTGTCAAAATTAAGAGACGAAGAGTGGGTAATAAACCAAAAGGTTACAGAAAATAAAAATTTAATAAAATATGAATTATCAAGCCCTTTGGATCTAGAAAATGCCGTAATTCCAAATAGGCAAATTATAAACAATTATTGCGTCTGGAAGTATAGAGGTAATGGCTGTAAGTACTCTGGAGTTCCTTGTGCAGACTCAAATGATGTAAAGTTTACTGGAGCACTTAATAATAGAGGCGTATGGGCAGAAGGAGTAGCATATGCAAAGAATGATTTTGTATCTATTTCCGTAAGAGAGGGTAATTCATCTAGAAATGTCGTTTTTGTTTGCATATCAAATCATACATCATCCGAAGATAAAAAACCCAGTATAAATAGTTCTCTTTGGGCTCAAGATTCTTGTTCTAAATCTTTAAGAGGTTGCAAGTTGAGATTTACTGGAGAAGAAGATGACCATCTTCCATTCGGCGGATTTCCTGGTAGTAGACTTTTTTGATGAATAAAAATATTGAAAATTTAATAAAAGAAATTTGTCAAAAGAATAAACGAATAGAATCTTGTGGCGTCATACTAAAGCATAAAAGTGGAGATAGGGTGATTGAATGCGAAAATGCATCAACTAATCCAGAAAAAAATTTTGAAATAAAATTAAGCGATCAAGTTAATCTAATAAAAAACGGAAAGATATTGGCTGTTTTCCATTCTCATATAGATCAGGACGAAAAATTTTCAGATACAGATATAAAACATTCCGAAGAATTAATTGCTCCATATATTGTTTATAGTTTGAAAACAAAAAAATTTAATACATATATACCAAATTTTGCAAAAAGAGATAAAGATATTAAAAACTTTTTCAAAATAGTGTAATATTTACAAGGGGATATAAATGATCGAGGTATTTTTAGTAGGAAATTTAGGTAAGAAATTCGGAAAGAAGTGGCAATTTGATGCAGATACCCCCATGGATGTTTTTAAAGCATTAGATGCAAATAACGATGGGTTTATAAAATATTTAGCAGAAAAAGAAAGAGAGAATATTAAATATAGAATATGGGTCGATAAAAAACCTGTTAGTTCAAAGGAGTTAGATATCGAAATAAATTCTAAAAAGAAAATGCTTGTAATGCCAGTAATGGCTGGTTCTGGCCTGACACTCGCTCAAGAAATGATGGCTTATGGAGGAGCTGGATTGATAACTGGATGGGGGCTTAGTTGGTTAGGAAATAATTTGTTTGAAGGTACTGTGTGGGGGAATATGTTAGGGTTTGTGGGCGATGTTCTTTTTGAGGTCGGGGCGGCTTTATTAATTCAAGGCGTTATATCCTCACTAATGGATGAGCCCGAAAATCCAACCCCCCAGCAAGAGGATTCACTAAAATCGTCATCATCTTTTATATTCTCAAACCCAACCAATAATGTAATTCAAGGAGCAAGGGTTCCAGTAGGATACGGTAGATTAAGAATAGGAAGTCATGTTGTGTCATCGTCAGTTCTTAATTGTAGGATGGTTAATTACGAGCAAGTGAGTTTTGAAACAAACACAGATTCTGATGCTGGAAGTAAAGGGCCAAAAGAAGTTGCAACTACAGTGGTAGGAGCAGAAAGGGTTATTTCATAATGGCGATAAATATATTTTCACCAGCAAAGAATTCTAAACCTAAGATATTTCTTAGAGAAATTACTGGTGCATTTAATGTATCTGATAGAGATAGAGAATTACTGCAGTCGAATTCTTTTTTTAAAGCTGTTGATTTAGTTTCTGAAGGACCAATTGAGGGTTTCGTTGATTACACAGGAAAACTTGTTTCTGGAGCTGAAATTCTAAAAGGAATATATATAAATGATGTTCCTGTAATGACTACAGACATAGGGTCTAATGATGGGCAGCTTAATTATAGAAATATATCTGTAGCTTATAAAAATGGAGAAGTTGGTCAATCTGGATTTTTTACTGGACAAGGAACATCTAGTAAAGTAGCAGATGATAATTTTTACTGGCTGGAAGATTTTTCTTACACATCAAAAACATTAAACAAAGGAACAGCTTTATATAATTCAAAAAAATTAGGAGCCACTACAGTTAATAAATTTTATATTGGATCTCATTCGGTTCAAGATGAAGATGTTGACTGGATAGGTCTAACTATCGCGATAAATCAATGTTATTTAATAAATTCCGACGGAGAACAAACTGCAAATGTGGGTACATTTCATATATGGGGAGATATCACAGGAGTTCATCACAGGACAATGCCTGGAAGAGTTGTAAGCGGAATAAATGATGATGGAATTAATAGCCATAATGTATTCTTAAAAGTATCTGGCATCGCTTCTTCTCCTTATAGAGAAGATATATTTTTTAAGTTAAAAGATTTAAACGGAAAAAGACCTAGAAAAATATACATAGAAAATTTAACTCCTGAAAGAGAAAACTTTAAACAAAATTTTTCTGCAGATTTTGCTAGTGTTACTGAGATAACAACTTCAAATCTATCTTATCCACATTCAGCATATGTAGGTACAATTTTTACCGCAGATAATTTAGGCAACATACCGACGAGAACATTTGATTTAAAATTAAAAAAAGTAAGGGTTCCTAGTAACTACGAAGATTTAGGTGAGGGTGTTGATGGGCCAGTTAGAGAAGATAGGCATGTTGGAAATTGGAACGGATCTTTTAAACACGAACTAGAATGGACTGATAATCCTGCTTGGATATTTTACGACTTAATAACGAATGATATTTACGGAGTAGGCGAATATGTAAAAGATGTAAAAATCGATAAATGGCAATTATATAAAATTGCAAAATACTGCGATCAACTTGTAGAAACTTCAAAAGCAGGTAAAACTCAAAAATTTGTAAAAGAAAGAAGATTTACATGTAATATATATTTCCAAAATGCAATGGAAGCCATAAAGGCTTTAAACGAAATAGCTTCCATATTTCGAGGAATCGCATACTTTAATGCAAATGAAATATTTGTATCAATGAATTCTCCAAAGGAATCATTATTCAAATTTAATAATGACAATGTAAAAGATGGAATATTTAATTATGTAGGAGCCGCAAAACAAGCTAGGTTTACCGCTATAAAAGTTGCATACAAAGACAAAGATGATTCTTTCTTGCCTAAATATGAATATGTAGAAGATGCAGAGGGCATAATAAGGTATGGACTAATATTAAAAGAAATAAGTGCCGTTGGTTGCACTTCTAGAGATCAAGCTTTAAGACTTGGTAGATGGATATTATTAACATCAACTTTAGAAGAAGAAACGGTTTCTTTTGTTACAGATAAAAGTGCGCACTATTTGCAGCCTGGAGATGTATTTTCTATATCAGATCAATTAAGAAACGGAATAAAGTCTGGAGGAAGAGTAAAGGAAGTAGTTGGGGACAACAATACAGTAAGCGACAATTATATTTTATTAGACCAAAATCTAGACACGGGTAATTATAATTTTTCAAGCATAAGTTTTCTTATTCCTGGTAGAGATTTTGATGAAGACACTCAGCAATTTAAAGAATTTGTACATAGAAATGGATTAAATATTGGTTCTGCTGACGATGGAACTAGAGGAAGTTTGGTTGAGATACCATTAGATTCTTCGTCATCAAGCAACACAAACTTAAATAATTATATAGAAAATACTCCTTCTGGAGCCAAAATTCTAACACATGAATTAGAAGATCTAATATTAAAAGAAACTGTCACAGGCTCAAAAATAAGTGCGGCGGGAGGTTTTAAAACTTTAAATGACTATTTCTTAAATAGCGGCATTTTAAATAATTTAAGAAATGGGGCTGAAAGAAAAAATGTAACAGATAAAATTTTAGATGGTTCAATTTATATATTGCATGGGTCAGGTGATGGACACCAAAGCGGCGAGTTCACAGAAAAAGATTATTCTTTATTAAAAAAACAGGAGCTTGATGATGGAATGTTTTCCGTTATTGGTGTTGAATATAATTCTGGAAAATTTGATAGAACCGACTTACCGTCAACTGTATATACAGATCCAACTTTTCCAAGTGAACCAATAAGAGAGCCTAGAGATCCAGTTGATGATCCCGTAACTTTTGACCCATTACCTGAAGGCGAGATAATACCACAGCTTCCTGTTTTTGGTTATCCAGAAGAAAATACTGTAGATTTAATAATTAAACCGTCTGGTTTTGTTAATACAGAAGGTCAATTAAGATCAAGAGTTTCCTATTATTTTCATAATACAGCAGAAAATCAAAAATATTATTCTAACGGAGATGCTGTTGATGGCAGATATGAAATAAGAGTTCGTGAAGTTGATTCAGTTTACTATGCAAATTTACTGTCAACTATAGATAATGGAGAAAATATACTACAAAACGGTCAGTTTTTAATATCAGGATCTCAAGAATGCGGGGATTATAAAGTTTTATATGATAACCCTCAAGGAATTTCTATAGATAATAAAGCTACTATTGGGGGAGAACAAAATAAAGGATTGTCTCTTACTAATTATCAAGAAGGAGAATTTAGAGACGAAGTAAATTTCAAAAGATCCAGAATAATGCTGGATGCGGCTGATCTAAAAATATCTGGATGTGATGTTTTTGGAAATCCGTATGGCGATCTTAATAATGATAACTGCTTGATTACGGGAGGGGTTTTATCTGGAGAGTTTGAGCTACCTAACCCTTCTGCCTTTTATGAATTAAGATGGTGTGAAGCAAATAGTTTTGGAAGGAGTCCTGAAAAAATTATGTTCTTTCAGGCTGAAAGCGACACAACTCCTCCTGGGCCGTGCTCTAATTTTACAGTTCAGAAAATTTTTGATAACATTCATTTTAATTGGGTTAATCCATCAGATAAAGATTTAAACCACTTAAGGATATATACAGGAAGTAAAGACAGCACACCCTTACCTTTAGATTCCGACTTTCTAATAAAAACAGATACAAACTTCGCTGTTTATCCAGTAAATCAATACGGAGGAAGATCATACCCTGCAACACTTTCGAGAGACGGAGAATTTCATATTAGAGCTGTTGATCATGCTGGAAATATAGGTGATGCAATAGATGTAAATAATCCTTTATCAATATCTGATACAATTAATGCTCCAGAATTATTTTTAAGCGGAGATGTAAAAACTAACCCAGACGGAGTACAAAACTCCTATATGGCAATATTTTATTCTGGGGACTTTAATTTTGATGATGATTTTAAAGAATATAAAGTTGAAATTAGAAACTCTGCAAATTCATTTGTTGAAACAATATCATTACCAAGGGTAGATAATTGTGGTGTTGTTAAACCTCAGTGCTCTGGAAGGTATGACTATCTTGGGGTTGGGGGAAGAGAATATAATGTAGGAATAAGAGTTTCTGATTTACAGGGTAATTTAGGTCCACAAACCCAAAGAAACTTTACAGTGCCTTTTGATGATGTTCCGCCTGGTAGACCTACTTGGGTAGAGAGTGTAAAAAATGGAAATAACTTATTTTTATCTTGGGAGAATCCTCCTGATGCAGATTTAAGTAGAATACTTCTTTACACTGGGCATCAAAATTTTACTGGAACGGCAGACGGAACTTTTGTGCATCAAGAGGCTAGATTTAATTCTGAAGTAATTCCATTGAGAGATTTCGGCGGAAGGCAAAATCAAGATTTATATTTTTGGCTTAGAGCTGTAGATACATCTAATAATACAGGAGACTTTAGTATAGGTAATACATCAAGCCCCGCTAATCATAATACAGGACAGCAAGTTTTTATTTCACCACCTTCAAATCCAAGCCCTGCTGATATAACTTTTTCAAGCGGAATATTTAATGATGAAAATGGAGATGGCTCATCTTATGCTTTTATTAATTATAAAATAGAACAGCCTGTCGATTACAATCAATCGAGTTATAAAGTCCAATTATCAAGAACTTCTGATTTTTCAACTTTAGTTGGTACGGATACATCTTTCATTGAGTACGGAGCAGTCAATATGACTGGAAGCGGAATATTTAATAATTTATTAGCTAATTCTGATTATTTCGCAAGATTTAGAGTAAACTCAAAAGACGGAAGTTATAGTCAGTATATCTTGCCATTAAATAAATTTAGACCAATCAGAACTCCGAAGGATGATACATTACCAACTAATCCAAATTCTTTTTTTATAACATCTGGGCCAAAGCAAAACTATTTAGAATGGGAATGGGGTAATGGAGTTTCTTCCGATTCAGCTCAAATACTAGTATACAAAACAGGTATTCCCACAGGAAGACTTAACGAAAATTCAAGTCAGAATAAGTATTGCTGGAAGACAGAAGATATCAGTGGGTATTTCCTAGCTAATGAAAGTGAATATGCATATTCATTAAATCCTGGAACAGCATTTATAGATTCCGATGTTGAAAGCGGAATTTTTAGTGGATATGGAGTTGATTCTGAAAATAAAAATCAAGAGCCAAAACAAGAAGTTCTGTATCATTATTTCTTAAGAACAGTAGATAGATCAAACAATACAGGAGTAGGATTTGTTTCTGGAATATCTACAACAAACCATACGGATAATACTTCCGCTAAATATACAAATACTCCACATACCTTGGGTTATGTTACTGGTGGAGCAATAGGCGATTCATATATTGAGAGTGTAAGAGCTGGAAAAATATTAACAGACAGAATTACTTCAAATACTTTTATTTTAGCAAGGCCCAGTGGGAGAATATTGAGTGATGATTCTTATGTAAAAGGAATACCAAGCGAAGGAAAATTCTCTTATGCAAATGGAAGTGGAGTTTATATAGATCACTTAATGTTCAGGATTGGAGATCCTAGCCCTGGGGGGCAAGGTCTTTTTTGGACAGGAGAAAGATTAGCAGATGAAACTTTTAAACAACCCACATTCAGGGACAAAATAGGCCACGATATAGTTCCAAACACTCTTGAAATAAGAGGGAATATGACTGCTGGAACCATTGAAATAGGAGCTGACCCAAAGAGTCAATTTAGAGTTGATGAGGAAGGCCAACTAAGTATAGGTGATCAAAGCTTAAATATATCAGGATTCTTTACTGGAAACATGGGTCATTCTGGAGATGCATTACCAGTAAAATTTCAATTAAATGTAGAAGACTATACCAATGATCCTTCTTTAGATAATACTGCATATACTGATTTATTAAATAGATTAGATAATGCAGCTGATGGAGGAGGTTTTATTGAAATAAATTATTGGGTTGGTGATGATGGCGGAAGACCCATATACCAACAAGAAGTAAGAGGATTAACTCAAGGAAATTTTCCAACTGTATCTAGAGGATCTGAAGATTATAATAATAATTTCGGTACGGTTTTTGCCAATAGTCCAGTGATAGGTCCTCCTAGAAAAAAGTTTGACGGAAGTGCAATTCCAAACCCTAATAGGAACGGTGTTTATACACATGACTCGCAACTAAATGGCGCAAGAAGAGATTGGTGGAGAGTTATAGATGTTAAGTTTTTAGTAACAAATGACGGTAGGCTATATGCTCAAGATGCATCAATAAATGGAACTATAACAGCAAATAGTTTTGAGCCGAGACAAACTATTATTCTTGGGGATGAAATTAATCCAGGGGATTCTGTAATAAAAAGTTTTTTATTTAACAATGTAAATTGTGGTGCATCAACTAACCCATCTGGTTTTGAAATAAGGGGAGATGGTCGAGCAACATTTAATGATTTAGTTGTAAATTCTGGGAGTATAAGTGGGGCGACTATAGCAGTTGGCGCTTGTGACTCAGAAAATCATTTCAGAGTTGATTCATTAGGAAATATAAGTATTGGTCCAGCATTACAATTTGATAGTGACAGAAATGATTTCCATGTAAGCAATGAAGGTAAACTTTATGCAGTTGATGGAGTATTTAGTGGTACTATAAGCGGAAGTGCTGGAAGAATAGGTGGTCTTGAGATAAACCAAAACTTTATAGGTACTGTTGGCAGAACTAGTTTAAATGATTCTGATGTGGGTTTATTTCTGAACAAAGATGGTGAATTTTCAATAGCTAATAGTGTTGGTAATATTATTAAATATGATAATACTAATGATTTTATAACAATAACTGGATTAAGAAGCACTTCTTTTAATACATCAGAAGGCTCAGATGGAAAAGGTTTGGGTTTTTATATTAGAGGAAACCAAACAGCAGAAACATCATATATATCAAATTTCTTAACTGATGGTTGGAGTTCCACAGGAATTGCAAAAAATATAGACACTCAATTATGTGGAGAAATTAAATTTCCAATAGCAGGAGAAAGATATTTTATAGTAAGCGGAAGTAGGGTGGAATATTTAGTTACAGACATTGATTATGATGCAGATGTTGAATTTACAACTAATGACGCAAATAATCAGCCTGTATTTACCGCAAGCGAGGGAAGTGCTGGAGGAACTATCCACTCATCAAACGGAACAATTACTCCCGCAACACTATCTCAAAACGGAGATTTGTATGTAACAATTCCAGCCGCATCAACCGCAACTGTTATGAGATTTAATGTTGGATTTAGAAGATCTTAATTTAATATAATATTATGGATATTAAGAAAATTTCAGTCGTGGAAATAAAAGCATTATTATACGATCTTTTATCGGAAAAAGAAAAAATTGAACATAATATAAATATTTTAAAAAAAGAGCTTCAGGAAAGATCAATTAAAAAAGAAGAAGAAAAAAAAGAGGCTGAGTAATGCCATTCGATAATATATATTGGAATGGAGGAATTTCATTTAAGGACACTGGAGAATTCGAAGAATCTGGGCCAAAAGAATCTAGAATTGGTATTACTGCAAATGGAAACCCTCACTCAACTTTTAGTTTTGTAGGAAATAGGCGAACTCAAATTAGGGCCATATCCACAATAGCAAACCCTCAAAATGTTAATGCTCATTCATACTTAACATTTACCACTCAAGGTATCGCTGAACCGTATGCTGGCGGTCTCGTAAATAATATGACAGCGGCAGATATTCCAGCTGGTTCGCCTGCAGGAACAACATTGTTTGACATTCAAAATCGTGAATCGGCGCACCATTTATCTCATCCTATTCATATACAAAATGCCACTAATTTTTTTATGGGCATTCATTTCGATGATATGTTGAGCATTACAACGACAGGTAAGCCATATAAAGGATGTTATTTAATATTAAAAAGAAAAACATTTTTTTACAACGAGTGGAACATGACCACAAATTCAACCACCTTCGTTAATCAGATAAATTTTGGTGGAGTAAATGTTAATGTAACCGACGCTGTTATTCGCCCAGACATTGTGCCAAAAGAAGATTATTTTACTGGGCATGCGACTTTTAAAGGAATTTCCATCTTTCAAAACGGAACATTGTTAAGACCAAGTGGTTTTGTGGAAGTTCCAAGTACCACAATTCTTGATTATTCCACGGGAGGAAATCCAGCAATAACATGCACAGTGGTCGGAAACACAGTAAGCTTCAACAACATGTTTCAGAATAATAATGAAGCGAGAAGATATTTTACCACAGATTTTCAAATAAAAATTGGAGGAACTGATTTTGCCATAACATCAGTTAATGCGGGCGGAACATTAACCCTAGCTCAAGCTCCTGGAAATCAGACTAATATTCCATTTTCAATTATGATTCCCGCAGGAGCACCAGATGTCGCAAATGCAGGACATGTTGGTGATTCAGGAAGAAATACTGCGGTTGCCAATACTGCAGGATGGGAAGGTTTTACATGGGGCGGAATTCCAAGTAAATGGCTTGGAATAAATGCCTTGTTCGAAAATCAGGATAACTATGGAAGTAATACTCCAAATGTTGGAGGCCCAGCAACAAGGTCTCCTTATTGGAGTAATAAAGATGCCGAAGAATTTATTATTGAACCTTTAAAAAACAATGGAACACAACTTTTCTTTCCAAGAGATAATTTTAGTTGGATTCAAGATCCAGCTAATAACTTCACAGACACAAGTGCAACAGTTCATAACCTTCCAAGACCTTCCGAGATAAGTAGAGCGGGGTGGCCTAATTATAATAATAATTTAAATACAGCAGACTTCCCTGCTACAGTAAATAATACTAGGGTTGCTCAAGTTCAGGCGTGGGAGACTGCGGCAGGAAGAGATGCGGCTTATTGGGACGGTCCCTTATGGGCATCAAGAACTCATGGGGTTGGCAACTTTGGATCTACTGCACCAGCAGACCCTTCTTCTACTGTAGCAAATATACAAGCTGCACAAAGAAATTCTCACTGCTATCCTTACTGCCTAGCTGCATATGGATGGGACTCAGCTAATTTTAATAGAGCTGGTGGTCCAATTGTAGCACAAAACTTAGGGAATGAGCATTGCTTTGTAATTTTAGATACTAACCAAGTGATTCCCCCAAATACAACTTTTCAAGTAGCTATTCAAAATGGCATTGACATAAATGCTCATTCACCAGCAATTAATCCAATTCGCATAGGCCAAGCAATGGCAGGGGGGGCTGTAGGTTTTGATGACTTTAATTACACTAGATTGAATGCTATACTTCCTGAGTATGAATTAATTATTGTGGCAAAATAAACTAGAACGAATAGTTAGTTTCGATTATAAGCAAAAATTGTTTGTTATTGTTAACTCTGTAATCCCCTTCTCTTTCAATCGGAATTGATGGTATAAAATACTGACCATAAATAGTTAAAGGGTAGGAAGTATATGGAATTTTAGTGTTTACGGTAAGTTTTGGATTCAATGATACCCCGAACTCACTTCCAGAATTCGAATATGGATCCCAATTAAAGTCATCCGCATTATAAGTTGTAGAAGAACTAGTTTCTTTTTCTCCTGTACCTCCTCTTTCTATGGCTTTACCACCGCTACCAGCATTTGTTTGTGTTACGTTCATTGTTACTGTTCCGCCCTGCTCCACTCCCAAGGTTGTATAAGTACCGACACCTAAATCAACTGCTATTCCGAAATCGTCGGTGATCTCGACATTGACAAGGGGAATTTCTGTTAAATCTTCGCTAAACTGCGTTTGTTCTTTACGGGTTATATTTTCAGCCGCCTCTAATAGCTCTTCCATTTGTTCATCCGTTAAACCCTCTGGTGTTATTGAACTTAGATCTGCACCAAGATCCTGCAGGGCATTTTTAACATCTTCCATATTTGATGAAGTTGAAAGCTCGTTACCCTGCTCATCAGTTATTGTGATAGTTGTTGAATTTGGATTGTGACTGCTTGTTGTTACTGGAGACGAATTCATAATTTCAGTTTGCAGTTCATCCATTGATGCATTATGACCTATGGTAGTTAAAAGGTAAGAATTGGCAAGATCTATCCCCGACTCAACATATGGATCATCCGTTCCACCGCTATTTTCAGTTATTGGCGATTCTTCATCATCGCTATCGTAGGGATCTTCCTCTGGAATTGAGTCCACAGCCATTGAAGTTGGAGCTCCTGGACTGTGAAAACCTGGAATAGGCCGAGAGGGGACAAAAGGAAGAACGTAATTTGGATTAACACATGGATTTGGATTTTTCCTCCTTGTATCTATAACTCTTCTTGTATCTAATTCTGGTAAATGATCTTCGTATCCCATTTTATGTTGCGGTTGGTGTTGGTGTTAGTGTCGGGACTATAGTTCTAGTCCTAGTGGGTGTTGGAGTATAAGTAATCCACCCATGAGTTGAAGCATTTTCCGTTACTGTAATAGTAAATGCTGTAGGTGTTATATCTGGGTCGCTAACATTAATTATTTCATTATCATTAAACCCTAAATAAAAATAATCTGTAAAATATACAGTAACTCCACTTGAGGTTGTAGTTGTTACTGTTTTTAAATAATTAAATAAGCCAACTATAAATTCTTCTTTTGTTGCTGCTGAAGGATTTGAATAAGCGATGTCAAAAGTAGCAGAAGCATTAAAATAATTTCCTTCATAATATTTAATATCTCCAAGAGCAGGGATTGAAGTGCTGGGAGTTGGGGTCGAAGTATTGGGAGCTACCTTTATATTATTTGAATATTCAAAAACTTTTATTTTAGTTCTAAATTCTCTCTGGTTATCATCGAAAGAAATTTGAGCAGTATCTAATGGGAGAGAGTTATCTATTCTACTAATTGATGTTGCAGTTGGAGTTGGAGTTACTCCTAATGAAGAGAAAGATCTCTTGATCCCAGCCAAAGTAGAAGTGGGTGTTGGAGTATAAGTAATCCACCCATCAGATTGAGCATTTGGAGTAAATTGTATGTTTTCTATCGGCTGACCATTCTTAGCATTTTCTTCTTCTCCCCAAATAATAGGATGATTCCCTCCGTCCCAAGCATGTTTTTTAAGACTTGGAATTCCCCATTTTAATGTTTTGTTTATATCATCAGGACAAGGTTTAGCTTCATCTCCATAACCATCGCCCTCTTGGTTTTGTAATTCTCCTACTACACATTCCTTGCAGGTAGTCGCTGTTACTGTTACTGTTACTGTTATTGTAGGTGTTATTGTTGGTGTTATAGTAATAGTTTTAGTTACTGTCGGAGTAACTGTTATAGGTGTTGGAGTGGGGGTTGGAGTAGCTTGACATATAGCTGAAGAACAGCCACCCTCCACTGTACTATAACGATCAGCAGTAAGCTCAAAATTAGCTTGACTACCTCCTAATTCTTCATTTATAACTAATTTAAAACATTGCCCATCGAAATTTATAACACTTCCCTTAGTACCTCCTAAAACTTTAACTCCAAATTGATCGCGAGAATAAGATTCATTTGCCCCACAACTAATCATATCAAAAACAGGTTCTGAAAATGAGCATGCAAGGCAGCTATCAAATGTTTCTCCTTGAATATTTAATTCCGTAACAGCATCCGTACATGATGCTTCTCCAAACGAAACAACTTGGACACATTCTTCACCTCTAAATTTATAAATTTTTCCAACATTACTTGCGTCTGTTTTAAGTATTCCAGAAACATACTCTTCTCTATCTACCCCTGGAGTTGCAATTGGTGTTATTGGGGTTGGAGTATCCGCCGAAAAATCTATACTTGTATTGCACAATTTTAATCTTACCTTCGCCATAGGCTCTGGATCGCAAACTGGCTCATAAGAAGAAAATGCCTCAAGTGACAATGAAGAATTGTCGCATTCTGGAGCATAACATGTTTTTGTAGGGCTTAAAGTCGGTGTGTTGGTTGAAGTAACTGTAACAGTTGGGGTAACTGTAACAGTTGGAGTAACTGTAACAGTTGGGGTAACTCTAACAGTTGGAGTTACAGCTGGAGTGATTGCAACAGTTGGGGCAATTGCAACAGTTGGAGTTACAGCTGGAGTAGTAGGTGTAGGTACAACTGGAGGAGTAGGTGTAGGTGCAACTGGAAGCGATTGAGTAGTCGGAGTATAAGTTGGTGTGTGGGTATAAGTCGGAGTATAAGTTGGTGTGTGAGTATAAGTCGGAGTATGAGTAGGTGTGTGGGTATAAGTCGGAATATGAGTAGGTGTAGGTGCAACTGGAAGCGGTTGAGTGGTCGGAGTATAAGTTGGTGTGTGGGTATAAGTCGGAGTATGAGTAGGTGTGTGGGTATAAGTCGGAGTATGAGTAGGTGTGTGGGTATAAGTCGGAGTATGAGTAGGTGTGTGGGTTGGTGTGTGGGTGTAAGTCGGAGTAGGAGTTACTGATGCAGTTTTTGAAGGTGTTGGAGTTACTGTTGTTGGAGTTACATTTACTACCGTCCTAGGTGTTAGAGTCCTTGGTGTAGGTGTATCTTCT